TTGTCAACATAATTCCACAGCACACTTTCTGATCTACTTTGAATAAAGCGTTTTGCTTCCCTTGCAAAGGTGATCGGGAAGTCATGGATAGCAGGAGTACACAGCATCCAAATGCATCCGTCATCTGCTACACCAGCTAGTCCGGCAATCCTGCCGTCAGGTACTGTAAAGTATACGCAGAAGCCTTTCAGAGAGTCGAGAGGAATGTCAATGGTGGGATTGTACCCGTGACCCTCTACAACCTCTCTGAGGTCCTCCTGGCGTAGGTTAGAAGCCACCTCGTAGGCAGCCTCTAACGTACATGGGTGAATAAAATTAGACACTTTTATAATAAGGTCGGTTGTAATCTCCTTCCCACGTCATTGAACGTAGTGTCAATGGTGCATCGTAGGTAGTAGACATAGTTAATGTAAGGTTTTTATTTCTAGTAAAGATAGGTACAGTCTCAACCTTTTCTCCATACAATGTAGGATACTCAGTACTGTACTCATCAGCAGGTGTTTGTTCTATTAGAAGATTGTAAGTATCATAACCCTTACGATCGATAGTAAGATCATATGTACCAACAGCAGCAGTGCTAAATTTAACTCTATGTACAGTCAAGTTAGCAGTAACATCACTAACATTATTAGACCGTGCATAGATAGTGGGAAATTTAATTTCAGTTTTAAATGGTTTACCAGGTGTGTTACCTCGCCAACCATCAGTGAACTTAGGAATAGCTGTTAATGATTCACTACTAGTAGGTAATCCATTAATACTATCACCACTCATCTTCCATAGATAACACCTTCCACCAGCATCTGCAGCCACTACAAAAACATTGTCTTGTGGCATACTAACAAAAGCTACACGTTTAACAGTAAATTTATCTTCATCCCTATCCTCAAGCTGCCATTTCACCCATGAGGTTTGGCTAGATTCTTGGCTGCTTTCTTGACGGAATCGGTAGACCATCATGTTAGGAGAACTACCACCAAGACTAGAATCTATATATTGTTTGTAAGCAATAGCCATAGACTGCTCACGAGAGGATACAATTTGATTAAACCTACGACCAAACTGTGTCTGAATTTGTTGTGACCTTTCAACAATATCAACAGGACCACGATCATACAGGTTAGTCATTTCGTAGAAACGGCTAAGACCACCACTAACAAATGAAATGTTAGAACCCAAATAAGTTGGGTTAGATCTAGGATCATATGTATAGTTAGCCACTTTGGTTAGGTTCGCTGTTTCACTTGTCAGCAGATCAGCATTAGTGGTAAGTAGATACTGCTCACTACTGCCAAACAGAACCAAACCATTGTTGACAACAACAGAACCATGGATAGGAACACGCTGATTACTGTTAGCTGTAAGATCTAGAGGATCAATTAAGCTAGTGTTAACTGCTGTATTGATAAACAAGTTATCTAACTCACCTGCTCTAGTACTGACAACGGTGCCAATCTTAGAGAAGAAGAACAACCTGTTCTTGTAATAGTTGACAGCAGTGATAGGTGCTCTGTCTAGAAAGATGCTTGGGTTAGATCGAGAGGTACCAGCTGTCCGTACCTTATATTGAATAGGAGATACAATAAAGACATACTCTGATTGATCAGTTTCCTTTGCCGCAGTAATCATGTGTGGCAAGGTACCATTCATTGGGTTGTATGCTTCGTATGGTTTGGCAATCTCTTCCCAATAACCATCAGCTTTAGTATCTTCTTTACCTCTATCTTTATCTGTAGTATAGCTTTCAGATACAAACTCTAGATAATAATTATTTTTATCATCAAATGAGTTAGCTACTTCTACCCTAAAACCAGGATAGCATTCAACAGGAAGTTCAGCTACACTAGTAACCCTTGCAATAGGAGGTTCCTCTTCTCTAAATCTTTGAGAGTTAATGATGTCAGCAACAGCTAGCTCTTCTGAACTAACAGAAAATTCAGTACTGTTTTCCAGGTAAATACCATTACCAACAACAAGAGCTTTATCAATACCAGCACTCTTAAAGCCAGCTCTTAGTGAACTTAAAATTTGACCAATAGTTTGACCGTCACTAACTTGAGGATCAATCAAATCAAAATCAGTACCAAGGTATTGAGTAGTGTCCTCAACTTTAAAGGTAATAAATGCAGGAGCTTTACCGTCAAAAGTATCACCAGCATTTGTTGCTGAATCAAGTCTGACTCGAATAGCGCCTGACCTAAATCCTCTACCAGGATTGATCAAAGTTTCTTCAGGGTAATAGTCTACACGGTTATAGAAACCATCACCACCGTCACTCTTAACTGATTGTACAACTCCTCTAAAGAATACCTCAACAATTGCATCTTCTTTTTCATCAGCATTCTTGTCATTTGGTTCTAGTTTATATCTAAAAGGACCTTCACGTTGAAGCCACAATGATGTGTCTCTATCGTAGTCCCTATCACTAAAACCATCTAGTTTGTCAACACTGATATCTGTAATTTCTCGGAATTTAACAACACTATTATCTCTGTAGTAACGCCTAAATTGATACTTGTAGTTTGCAGTGTCAAGAATTTTTAGAGTAACAAAGCTATAGTATTTTTTGTTCTCTTCAGTAGACGGAGATTGAGTCTTAGCTAGTGTAGGAATTTTAGTAGGGTTAGTAAAAACAATGTGGTTCTTAGTAACACAATACTTTAGAGGATCAGTAGGTTCATGCGTGAAGTAATCATTGGTCGCATAATTTTTTGTGATAATATTTTCAGGCTCTACTTTGTGCTCAGCAATTTCCTCATCATTTTCATCGAATACTTTTAGCACACCCTGATTATATTCGTAACGTTTACCAGGTTGGATAGAGTCACGCGAGTAACGCATGATCTGTTTCTGTCCATCCTGGTCAAACATTTTAACACCACCATCGGGATTGACACAACCAAAATAAATGTAGTCTTCATTAAATGGATTGCTTAGCTCCATCTCAAAGAAGGTACCTCTTGGATCAATACCGATGTCGTCTAGCTCTTCCCCTGTGTTACGGTTAGACCAGGGGATATGTTGAAACCCTGGACGACGGCTAAGACCAATCGTAGGGTCAGGAATAACATTCAATGCTTCTACCAGTTGACCTGGTTTCTTTAATTCATCTGGCTGTTCATTCAAACCACCCAGATAGTTAGGGTATGATTGTGATACAGCGCTCATCGTGCAAGGGTCCTATAGGGTTGGTAAGAACGGTAAGCCGTGTTGTCAGGCGTACCAAAGAAAGTATGATCACCTTGATTGCATTCATATTCCATACAACCAGCACGTGCTTGTGCCTCTTGAGTAGTTAGAAGTTGTACCAAGCTTGGGTTGGTAACCAGTTGTGCAGCAGCACGACCAGCAGCACGTAGAGTGATGTAGCGTTTAAAAACAGACGGAAGATCTTCATACTCCCACTTCCAAACAATATCAAAGAAGATAGAAACACCTTCTCTAAAAGTATATGTATGGGCAAGTTTATCATAAAGTCTGCCCTCACGTTTTACAACGTCAGAAGTCCTGTACACCTGACCTTCACTTACGTCCATTCGCAGAATGTTTTCAGGAATATAAATATTACCATCAGCTTCAGGAGTCAGCGGGTAGTGGTTCTCACGGTTCCATACCCACCCTTCATTCTGCACATCACTGTTAACTTCCATTAGGATGTTGTGAACCATTGCCACTTCAGGGTTAACATATTGCATCAACTTCAGAGCAGTCTTAGCATCCTGTTCACCTGTAAAGACTACATTTCTACCACAGAATTTTTGTGTATGTTTATATTGAATATCTCTATCGCCATCAGGAAGATAGATACGGGTGACAGGTGCTTGCCCAATTGCTATAAGAATTGAGTTTACACTGGAGAGTTCGGTCTCAGATTGATAGCTTACGTTCATAATAGCAATTAAGAAAAAGCCCCCACCGAAGTGAGGGCATGAATAAATCAGGTACGAGTGACAGCAGGAGCGTCACACTCTACCTCATGGTATGCAAAACGCAGACCCTGAGTCACAGAATAGACATCAGAGATAGCAACAGCAGAGCCATAGCCACGGGCAGTCTTAGCGACAGAGCCACGGATAGCAGTAGTTTCAGTAGAACTCAGATCACCACCAGAGAGGCTACCAGTGATAGCATCGATTTGGGTCTGGAGTTCAGTCTCAGTGCAGGTTCCGGATACACCGTTATCACCTGCAGCAACAGTTGGGTTAGCCATAATTTAATTAACCTTGATCGGGAATTTCGTTACCACTAGAAGCAGTGGTAGTGTACTTAGACCCAGCAGCAGTACGACCGTACTCGACAGGAGTCAGAGGGTCCTGAGTAATAGACTCAGTTCCCCCGACACCACGTGCGGCTTCAATCGTACCATACTGCTGAGTACCAGGAGTAATGTTAGAAGCCATAATTTATCAAGCAGCTTGAAGTTCAATAGCAGCGGCAGGGTTCAGCCAGTCGGCACCCATGGCGAGACGCCCGATAATCAGGTCGCCTTGGTACATTGCCTTGACATCCGAACCAGTAGTCTGTACACTGGGA